TGCCCGCTCGGGTCGCGCCTCGCCTTGTCGGACTGACGTCCGGCCACGAAATCCGCGTCATCCTCTCGCAGGAGATTGACGACGCGTTGCGGACGCTGGCCGAATGAGCGACGCCCTGACATCGCTCCGCGCCGCCCTCGCCGCCGCCTGGCTGCCGCCTCCGCGACTGAGCGTCTCCGAGGTCGCCGAGCGGCACCTGTGGCTCTCGTCGGAGTACAGCGCCGAGGCCGGCTACATTCGCTTCGACCGCTACCCGTACCTGCGCGAGCCGCTCGACCGACTGGGCACGGATGACCCCTGCCGCGTGGTCGTGTTCCGCGGCCCGATCCAGGGTGGCAAGACCATCATCGGCCAGGCGTGGCTGACGGACATCATCACGGCGCACCCGGGCCCAACGCTCTGGGTCACCGATACGGACGGCAAGGCCGAGATATTCAGCAAGAAGCGGCTCGCGCTGATGATCCGGGACGCTCCCGGGCTCCGCTCGCTCGTGGCCGACGCGAAGAGCCGGACGTCCGGCAACACCCTGCACTACAAGACCTGGCCGGGCGGCGACATCAAGATGGTCGGCGCGCAGACGTCAACCGGCCTGACCTCGGACACCTGCCGCTACGCCGTCATCGACGAGGCCGACGACCACCGCGCCAACCTGTCCGCCGCCGGGTCGAGCGTCGCCCTAGCTATGGGCCGCCAGACGACCTACGGCGAGCTGGCCAAGACGCTGATCGTGAGCTCGCCGAAGGTCAAGGGCGACTCGGAGATCGACGCCTGGCACGACCGCGGCAACAGGTGCGTGTTCGAGGTGCCGTGCCCGCGCTGCGGCGAGTACCAGACGCTCCGCTGGCGCGACGAGGAGACGAAGGAATACCGGCTGCGCTGGCCTGCCGGGCGGCCCGACCTCGCGCGCTACATCTGCGAGCGCTGCGGCGCCGAGTTGGAGAACGCCGACAAGAACACGATGTTGCCGCTCGGTCGGTGGGTGGCGACGCATGACGGCGACCCGACGATCGCGAGCTACTCGCTCCACGCGCTCTACCTGCCGGTTGGTTCGTACTCGTGGCCCGACATGGCCCGGCAGTGGGACTCGGCGACGAAGCGGCTCAAGGCGGGCGACACCGAGGAGCACAGAACGTTTTTCAACACGAGGCTGGCCGAGAGCTACGAGACGCCCGGGGACACGCTCGACCCGCACGCGCTCGGCCGCCGCGTCGAGCCGTCCTGGCCGGGCGAGACCGCGCCCGAAGCCGTGCGCATCATCACGACCGGGACGGACGTCCAAGACGACCGGCTAGAAACGCTCGTCGTCGGCTGGGGCCTCGGCTGGGAAGCGTGGCTGCTTGACTACCACGTCATCCTGCGCGACCCACGGGACGCAGAGTGTTGGCGCCGTCACGACGAGATCCTGCGCCACAGGTACACGACGCCGGACGGTCGGACGCTCCCGGTCGGCGTGGCCTGCGTCGATCGTGGCCACCTCTCACAGCAGGTGCTGGAGTACACCGCGAGGCGCCGCGGGGTCCACGCGGTCAAGGGTGTCGACGGCACGCCGCGCGACGCGGTCTGGGACAAGCGCATCCGCAAGGCCGACAGGAACAAGGCCAGGGCCGCGACCTACTACGCGGTCCGCGTGGTGCCGGCCAAGGACACGTTGGCCGCCATGCTCCGGGTGACGGCGCCCGGCCCGCGCTACGTGCACATCCCGCAGCGGCTGATCGATGAACACCCGGACATCCTCGACCAGCTCACGAGCGAGCGCCGGACGTCGGTCCGTGACCGGAAGGGACGGCGACAGATTGGCTGGGTCAAGGCTGTCGAAGGCCGCCGCAACGAGGCGTGGGATTGCTTCGTCTACGCCCTGGCCGGCGCGCACTCGCTGAGCCTTGGAGGGCTGCGGCTCGAAGCGCCGCCGGAGGCTGCCGTCTCAGAGCAAGACGCGCGGCCGAAGCCAGAGAAGATACCGAAGCCTGCGGAACCACAACCGGAAAAGCAAACGCCCAAGGCGCCTGTTGTCGCAGAACGAGACGAACGCTTGACACGCAAGCGGCGCGCGTCGCATTCTGAGACGCGACCGGGCCGCCGGGATCCCCGGAGGTGGTTCGGCTAGCAGGAGCCCATGGCGTTCACCAGCGCGCAGCTCTCGGCGATGGAAGACGCCTATGCGCGCGGTGTGACCTCGGTTCGGCACGGCGACAAGACGGTCACGTACGGCACGCTCGCTGACCTCTGGCTCGCCATCCTCCGCATCCGCCGGGCGCTCGCCTCGCCGCGCTACCTCGGCGGCGTCATCGGCTACCGGAAGGGCCTCTAATGGGGCTCCTCGACTGGCTCCGCAAGGCCGCGCCTCCGCGCCCGCCTGAGCGGCCGTCGGAGCCAGTGCCCCGCAGGCGCTCCAGCCGGGCCTACGATGGAGCCGGCGACGGCTACCGCACCGACGGCTGGGATGCTCGCTCGACCTCGGCGAAGTCCGAGTCAGGTGGCGGGCTCGTCAAGCTGCGCGACCGCTCGCGCGATCTGGTGCGCAACACGGCTTGGGGCCGGCGGATCGTCGATGCGCTCGTGAGCAACATCATCGGCACCGGCATCCGCCCGATGCTGGAGACCGGGAGCGAAGCGCTCGACAAGAAGGCGCTGAGGGCCTGGGCTGAGTGGTCGAAGTCCTGCTACCCGGGCAACAGGTCGACTGCCTACACGATGCAGTCGATGGTGGCCCGCTCGTGGGTCGAGTCCGGCGAGGTCCTGCTGCGAAAGCGCCCGCGTCGGCAAGCCGACATGCCGGGCGTGGTGCCGCTCCAAATCCAGGTGCTCGAAGCGGACATGCTCGACCACACAATGACGCAGGGTGTCTGGTCTGCGACGCAGGGTGTTCTGGCTGGCTCGGTCGTGCAGGGTGTCGAGTTCGACCCGCTCGATCGTCGCGTGGCCTACCACCTGCACAAGACACACCCGGGCGACGCGTGGCTGGTGTTCGGCACGGGATTCGAGACCGTCCGCGTCAAGGCCGAGAACGTCGTGCACCTGTACCAGGAAGCCCGGCCCGGCCAGGTACGCGGGATCCCGTGGATGCACGCCGTCATTCCGGCCGTGTGGGATCTCGCTGGGTATGCCGATGCAGAGCGGGTCCGCGCGAAGGCCGCGGCCTGCATCATGGCGTGGGTTCAGGGCGGCGACCCGGATACGGGCGTCCCGATCGGCGTGGATGGTATCGGGCCTGCCGAGGACTCCGACGCGCCCGGCGAGGTCGCGGTCACCACCGATGGAGACCCGATCGAGCGCATGATGCCCGGCTTCGTCGGCTACCTGCCGGACGGCAAGACCGTCGAGGTAACCAGTCCGGGCACGGCGCAGGGGTACTCGGACTACGTCTCGGCCTCGCTCCACGAGATCGCTGCCGGCGTCGGCCTGAGCTACTCGACGCTCTCCGGCGACATGGGCGACGCGAATTTTGCCCAGGGCAAGCTCGGGCAGAACGAGCAACACCGGTTGATGCGCGCCATCCGCGAGCAGGTGTTCTGCCCGTTCGTCATGGACCCGCTCTGGTCCTGGTTCGTCACCCAGGCCATCTTGTCCGGCCACCTGCCCGATGACGAAAGGCTATACGGCGTCAAGTGGTCCTCGCCTCAGATTGAGAGCGTCGACCCGCTGACCGACGCGAAGGCGCACCTTGCCCAGATGCGCGCCGGGACCCACAGCCGCCGCGAAATCATTAGCGGGCGCGGCCGTGACCCCGAGGATGTGGACGCGGAGATCGCTGCCGACAAGGCCGCTCGTCTCACTTTGGGAATCATCCTTGACAGCGACCCGTCTCAAACTGCAACATCTGGGACGATTCAGGGCGGTGGTACCGATGCCCAAGATGGATAGCGACACAGCGATCGACCCGCGCGATCTGGCCGACAGCACGCGTGCGGCCTCGCTCGTCCCTGAGTCGTGGGATGACGCGGACAACTCCGTCGAGGTCGTCTTCGCCACCGAGTCCGCCGACCGGGACGTGCTCAAGTACGACTGGCGGAAGGACACGATCTACATCGAGCGCCTGCCATTTGATGGCATGGACCTCTCCGATTTGAACGCCGGTGCCCACGTCCTACGGGCTCACTCCGACTACGACCTCAGCGATATCCTCGGAATCACCCTGCCAGGATCCGCAGTCATCACCGGCCAGCCCGGAGCGCGTGAAGCCCGCGCGCGCGTCCGGCTCTCCGACCAGCCGAGCGACGCCGAGGACGTGGCCAAGATCAAGTCCGGCATCATCGGCAAGTGGAGCTACGGATACGAGAAGCTCGGCAAGCCCGAGATCACAACCGATCCGGCGACCGGCTACGAGGTCCGAACGTGGGCCGCACATCGGCCGTTCGAGGTCTCGCCAGTTCCCGTGCCTGCGGATGGCCGCACG